TGGCACATCTTGCAGTTGAAAAGGTTATTCAAGGCTATCCGGATTTAACCTTAGAGGATTTGCAAAACTTTGGATTAAATCTTGAATACCTTAAACATTATGATTCATACAAAGAAGCACTTATGTATGATCCATCATTACAAAAATCCGACATACCTTTAAATATGCGATTTGACGACATGCTTGGTGAAGGCAAAGCTACTGCTATTGCAAAGAAGTTTTTTCCTTTAGTAAATCAATTTGAACGTACAAACACTTTATATAGAGACTTGGCTAAAATGGTTGCTTTCCAAAATGCACACAAGGAAATAATGCAAGCAAGTCCACCTCGAAAATATGCAGGAAAGGCAGATCACTGGAGAAACGTAGTACTAGAAGATTTAGCTTGGTCTATTAACTTCTTAGGAGGTAACGACGGAGGTGAATTTTCAAATAATCGTAATTTGCAATATGTACAAAGTAAATTTTCAAAGTTATTTATGTCTGCGCCTTATGCTAAAACACGTATGGTTTTAAATCCTGTTATTGGTCCTACATTGTTTGGTGCTAAGGAATTAGTCAATAAGATTGCCAATGCAGCTGGAAAGCCCGATTTAATTAATACAGCAACTGAACGTAAAGTTTGGGGTCGGGATCTTGATTCGTATGCAAAAACATATATACACAAAAAGTTTTATCAAGGATATTTGGCATCAGTCACAATGCCATTTACTCTTAAAGTTATAAAGGCAATGGCCCTAGGTAAGGCTGTAGCTTATGTCCTTGGTGGAGATACTGCTGAAGAAGGAAACGTCGTATTAGAAACAATAGAAGACACGCTTCAAGGCATGATGACATTTAAGCACAAGGGTAATGTGTACAGTGCATCAATGCCCGGTGCTCTTGGACGTATTACTCGTCAAGCAACAAAACCATTTAAATCAAATGATCTTTCAGCTGGTAAACTTGGAGACTTTTACGTAAAACAGTTTTTTGAAAATAGCCTTGGTCCTTTAGCTTCACTACTTAAAAATGCTGGTTCTGGACGTGATTTTGAAAACCGAGCTTCATTTGAAAATAGCGAAGGATATCGAGAATTGAGGGCATATCTTTTGAAAAACTATGATGACACTCCAGTAATTGGAAATATTTTAAAAATGTTCCCACAAGAAATGTCGCGTTTTGCAACGGAGTTATTCTTTACCGTCAATGAGTTGAGTGCTATAAAAAGCGTTGAAAACAAGATAGACGTCCAGCGATTAATGTTTGACGAGGATACATATGTTCGGAATGATAAAGATTTTGAAGCGATGCCTAGCTTGATTATGGCTAACTTAGTAGGACTAAACGTCAATGTACAATCCGAAAACGAACAGAACTTCCTTGATAAACGATCAGGTGACATGACTAATCGAACTAGAATGCAAAACATGTACAAAAACGCTAAATATCAAAACATTATAGATGTTATGCGTGACGAAGGAGCATCTGGTGTGTTTGGCGGATATGGACGAACCGGAGCAAGAAAATAATGAGTAAGCAGCTATTTGTTGAAATTGCACAGAAGTATATTGGTACACAAGAACAACCGATTGGGAGTAATTGTGGTCCTCTTATTGATAGGTGGAATACAAATGTAAATGCACCAATCGGAAGCTATTGGTGTGCATCATTCGTAAGTGGAGTTGCTCTTGAGTGGGAAAGTAAAAGCGGATTGGATTGGCCCATATGTTTAAGTGCTGATTGTGACGTATGGCTTGCCGTCGCAAAGAAATATGGAATACTTCATCGATCTCCACAAGCTGGCGATCTAATGTTACTTGTAAAGACACTAAGCAATGGAAGGCAAGATGCATTTCACATTGGCATTGTTGAAGGCAAAGATGAAGGAACTATCTGGAAATCTATTGAAGGCAACAGCAACGATGATGGTAGCCGTAATGGTTATGAGGTTGCACACAGATCTTTATATGGCAACCGCAAAAAAGAATTAGTCTACTTTATTCGTCCTTGGTCGTTGTTGCAATCTGGACCAGACTGGAAGATTGTATATGGAGACAAGCACATTGTTGCTTTACTTGAGAATGGTAGGACTTATGCGCCCATACGTGATTTTGTTCGGCTTGTCACTGGGTCTGATGCTTCATTATCTTGGGAAGACGGGCCAGTACTCGATGGTGAGCCACTGGCCGTTCAATGTATTTTACGAGATGGTAAATCGTATGCCTCAATTAGAGACATTACTCGTAGCTTTAATCTTGATTTTGTTGTCAATAATGACCACAAGAAAGTTTACCTACAAGTCCCAAGCACCTAAATGAAACTCATTGAAACGTGCGTACTGTGGTTCAAACTCTAGTAATGAAACCCCGGTACGCCCGTTTCTATTCTTTGCGGTTATTACCTCTGCTTTATCTGGTGACTCATCTGATCCAGCAACATCCTTCTTCTCATAGTATCCAGCTCTATATATAAACTGAATGACATCAGCGTCCGATTCAATGTCTCCAGACTCTCTTAGGTCTGACATCATTGGCCTCTTATCCTGACGTTGCTCAACAGCACGTGACAAGCTAGACAAGGCAATCACTGGGCAATGAAACTCTCTAGTGATGTCCTTCAATCCACGACTAATTACTCCGATGTCCCTCGTCCTATTTTCTGATTTGACGTTAGATGGCATTGCAATCATTTGCAGGTAGTCAACAATAACAAGACCTACCCTACAAGTCTTGCTCATTCCGTTGATCGCATCTCTTATTGACTGCAGTGTTACTGATTGATCTGCCATCACACGTATGTTCAACGTCTTAGAGATGCGCATGCCTTCAGCCACTAAGTCTTTTTCTTGAGATGACAATCGCCTTGATTGAATCTTCTGACTGTCAACCTTGCTTTGAATGCTAAGCATACGAGCAGTAACCATAGACTTAGACATCTCTGCACTTACTATAAGTACACCAGTCTTCTCTTCTAATGTGCGCATCTGCAATGCTGCATTCCATGCGTACTGTAATCCAAGGCTTGACTTACCCATTGATGGTCTTCCCCCAAGGATAATCAACTCACCATCTCTCCATCCACCAGTCATTAAGTCTATGTCTGTAAAGCCACTTGATATTGTCTGGTCGATTTCATCTTCTTCTCTAGACATAGCAGTATTTGCAATGTCAGAAATTAATTTAGATAAATCATCAGTTGTGTTTCCGGATTCCGTAAAGTTTACAGAGTTATTTAGTTCGCGTATGATTGTCTCGACATCTTGATCACCGCTGGAAGCTTTTTTACTAGCAAGTTCTGACGAAAAGATAATCTCTCGCCTTCTGTGGTACTCAGTAACTAACTTAGCGTAACTCTCATAACTAGATGTGCTTGGCAACAGTTCTGCGCACTGCATAATATAGGCCAATCCACCAGATGACTCTAGTGCATTACGCTTGGTCAGCTCCTCATTTAAAGTAACAATATCTATGTCTTGACCAGCTTTATCAATTGCTACATAGGCATCCCATATCAAGCAGTGTGAGACCCGGTAGAACATATTGCTACTGATGTAGCCAAGGCTTTTAAACAGTCGGTTACTACCTAAAAGAACAGATGCTATAAGTGATTGCTCACTCATAACATCTGAAGGTACCTCGATATTAAATCCAAGGCTTTTATTCGGAGCGTTGCTCATCTATGTGTTCCTGAATCCTTGTCAATAAAACTTCATTTAGTACTTCTTGTAATTGCTGACCTTTAACTGGAGGCTCTACTCTCCACGCCTTTAACCCACCAGTCTTGGCTACAACATGCTGAAGTGTTGGATGCAACTTGTGGTATGGAGTACCAAGTCGGATTGCTTCAGCAATGTCATTGATTACATTGTGAGGTAAGTAATCGCCGTACTTTACAGTTGCAATACTGATTAATACTTCCGATGGAGTAGGACGGAATTTAGATCGTGTAAGGATTCGCTTGGCTCCATCCCTGATATCCTCTTCACTAAGACCTGTAAGGGCCACCCTGTACACCATCTGACTTGTCTCACTCCACTGAATACTGCTTGGGAGCTGTGACAATACTGCCAATAATTTATCTATCGTCGTCATCAAACCACGCCTCTACTTTCTGCTTTATGTCTTCTGAAACTGCTTGGGGTTTAGCATTCGTCTCCCAATGTTTCCATAGTGAACGGACTGTAACCATATCTTTGTTGGGCCACTTACGCAAGAGAACAGATGTTCTACACATAACATCTTCTTCAGTAATGCCAGCCTTGTGCATTTGCCATATCGTTAAGCGCACATCCTTCCATTCCTTATCAGTAATGGCCAACTCCGATATCATTCCAAACTTAGTCCGTTTGAATGCTTTGTATAAACCAAATGCCGGATCGTCTTCTGTCTTCACCTCTTTCTTTTCAGTTGCAATAACCTTCACGTCGTGTGGCTTAGGTTCATTTGGTGTTCCGGGAAATATCCTGTAACCATTGGAGCTTGTTCTCCCGTTTGGAGAAGTTCTGCTAGTCACTTCTAAGATTACATGACCGTCTATTCTCAATGAGCACAAGTGTTTGACTGATGACCTAACCGTTGACTCTGACAAGCCAGTACATTCGACTAACTTACCAATGCTTGGCCAGCAATAGTTATCCTTGTCAATGAATAAACAGATTGCCATGAACACAACAAACCCACTTGGAGTAAAGTTGTGCATGTATAGACGCAGTACTCTTTGAACCTGAATGTATGTAGTGTCACGTGCTCCACCAAGTGTGTGTTGCATACCATTGAAAATGGATATCATTTGTAACCCCTAGTTGTTGTATGGGCATTGATCACAATACCTTTGCACCTTAGTTTCTTCTGTTGAATTAATTACCGCGTCCATAACCACGCTTAATTCATCAAGGCCTTTACTGTACGAGCTGATCATGTCCAATGCTTTGTTAGCGTCATCCATTGTCCAACCCGGAGGCAACGTAATTGATTTAGATGGTTTCTTTTCGTCTGGCTCTCCTTGTATTTCTAGAAGTAAGTCAGAAGCGCTGATGCCTCTTGCTTGAGCAGA